GCTTCGTCGAGGGACATCTCTTTCCAGGAAAGGGGAAACGTGGCTCTCTAAACGACCTCTGTACGGAGCTTACTCCAGAGTATGCGGCCTATTATGAGGCTTTTGTTGTACGTGTGAAACGCGCTGCCGTTGAACGCGTTGATGAGCCGGGTTTTTGGACCTATGAGGACCTCGTGCGCCACACGCTCGAAGGGCACCCTCCACGTACACCTGTTGAGTTTGATCAATATCTTGTTCCTGTTCATACTCTTTTCACGAAAGATGAAAACCTCAAGGTCAAACCCCTTGTGGGCATGTCTCAGGAGGAGGCAAATGATCGCTGGGAGGAGTTCATCAAGGATACGCGGCCGATACAGGGGGGTTCAACAAAATGGCTCCTGTTGATGAAACAAGAGTTTGGTTTCCAGTTTGCATTCCTACAGGCGCATCGCACCACTCCGGGAGTGCCGTTTGCGGTTGGGTTGAATCCTCACTCCGCAGAGGAGTGGTCTGCCATTGTGCGTGCAACTGGCATTGATCGGAAGCCAGACCGCATTATTCCGTCCGACTGCACAAACAAGGATGGTAGGACGTGTGAGCGCCTCGCTTCCGCGCGTTCGAAGACATGGAAACATTGGTTTTCCGCTGAACCTGGCACTGTTCGCGCTTTTCTCTTGGACGTAGGAGATAGAGCGGTTACGATTGTTGGTAATCATGCCCTGCTGAGTGATCACCACCTTAAGACCGGCAAGTATCCCACGATTTGGGATAACACGCTTGATTGTGACACGGTCCATGCTTACGCATACATTAAAGAGAGGCGTGCTGTTGGCAGAGTCACTTATGGCGACTACCGTAGGGACTTTGGAAAGACGCTCAAGGCAGTTGGCGACGATACTCTCGGCACCAGTTCTGTGCCTTGGTTTACTCTCCGCGTTGTCTCCAAACACGCTCGCGACTTTGGCATGATTGTCACAGACAACGGCAAAGACACGGAGTTACGTGATTTCGTCCCCTTTGCAGAGACGGACTTTTGCAAGAGAGGTTTCACAGAGGAGGACGGTAAGTGGCATGCGCCTTTAGCCCTTGCCTCTATCCAGTCCATGTATATGTGGACCTCGAAGAAGAACCCGTTGGAGAACACTCAGACCGGAGTGATGATGGCGCTTCGTGAGTTCTACCATTACGGGAAGGAGCGTTTTGAGGCTGAGTCTCGCCGTCTCAATGGCTATTTGCGTGCTGTGAACATACAGCCCGTCATTTATGATTTCAGCGTTTTGAAGTCCGAGTGGCTTGCGGGAACCTTCGACATCGAGTACTTTGGACCGCGTCCTCGCTCTTTGGTGGCGCAAAGTGGAGAGATGCCACAGGATGTCGTCGCGAACATGGACGCGTCCAATGCCGTTGGAATCCAGGACGGTCTCACGTATACAGAGGAGTCCGCCCGTACGGAACTCAGTTTCACCGTTCCACGGCCTACTGGTCTTCAGTTCCACGATCCGCTTGGATTGAATAGCTCTGACACTGGCTCTACACTGTTGGAACGCGAGTACCAAGTCGCGTACTACAACCAGACGTCCTCTCAGGCCGCGGGAACTTTGCTGTTGAACCTTAATGTTGCCGGTGCTCTCTTCGCCAACCAAAAGATGGCAGACACTTGTTCTCGCTGGGCCTTTATCACTTGGGATGCGGTCCATCTCAAGATTAAGTTTGCGGCGAACTCTGCTTTTTGTGGGGCACAGTCTGGCGTCTTTGTTCCCAACAAGGTGAGCATTACGGGGGACCTTGCAATCGCGAATTCTGCGTATTCGATGTCTTTCTCTGACTCGTACATTGAGATGGGCGTGGTTTCTGCTCCTGAGATCAATGTTCGCATCCCTTGGCAGCTTCCTCAGAACGCAATTTCGACTGCAATCATTGTCGGTTCTACAAACCCTTTTGGCATCTTTCATATAGAGGTGTTGCAAGCGTTGAGCAATGTCTTGTCGTCCCCCTCAACGACGATCACGTGTACGGTCTTTGCAAAACTTGAGGGCGCTCGCCTGTCTGGCCCCATTGCGGTCGCTTTGGCAACTCCTCTTCAGAAGAACCGCCGCGATGGTTTTGAGCTTCTCGAGGCGCAGGGCGGCAAGGGAAAAGAGCCTACCATTGCTGCAACAGCTGAGGCAGAGGAAAAGTCTGACGGTCCTATTTCGGGATTCTTGGGAACTGCCTCTGCTGTAGCAGGTGCCGTTGCAGTGGTTCCTTCCCCGATTTCGGGATTTGCGGGGGCGCTTGCTGGAATTGCGGGCTTTGGTGCTACGATTGCGCGTGCATTTGGACTCGAGAACCCTCCCCTTCTCAAGCAAACCGATTACGTTATGCAGCACTCCCAGCGCGGTGCTGCCAACGTGGATGCGGCCGTGGCCAGTGATTCCCTTGGATTGACCGCAATGTCGCGTACAGCAAACACGCCCGAGTACGTGGGGGATGAGAAAGACAATATGCGCTTTGCGGAGTTCTTGTCGCACTTCACGCTCGTCGACCAAGAGCGTTTTAGCACGGCGGATGTTGCAGATAGTGTGATTGCACATTGGTGGATAGGTCCCATGTATGGCTACGGCGCAACCTCAGGTGTCGGCCCCTACACCATATCTCCAACCTTCACGCGCATGATGTTCTTGGCACAGTTCTTTGAGGCCTGGCGTGGAACGATCTTATTCCGCGTTCGCATTTTCGGCAACACAATGCTGCGCGGCAGGTACCGTTTTGTGGTTGTTCCGACTTATGCTACACAAACGGTGCCGACTACCTTTTCCGCAAATGAGGGTGATGTCATCTCTTACCTCATTACGGTTGAAGGGGAACAGGAGCTCACGATAGCAGTGCCGTATATGCAACCAGTGTCGATGCTGCCCACTGGCTTCCCCAATTCTATCACGGGTCAGGGCACGCGTGGAGACTACTCTAATTTTGCAAGTGCGTTGGTCTACGTCGTTGCAGAGAGCCCTCTCGTCGCACCAACAACTGGTTCGATCAGTTGTGGTTATTCCGTCTCAATTGCCGCAGGCAGTGATTTCATGTTCTACCGACCACGCAGTAGCATCATGAACACTGCCACGTTGGGCAAGACGGTGCGTCTTGAAGCCCAAGCGCCGATTGAGCCAGATGCGCGCATTACCCCGCACGACTTTGCCGGGAAGAAAGATCTGAATCTCGGCTTGGTCCTCGGAGAGAATTTTGCTGATGCTGGCGTAAATATGAGAGACATTTGCGGCCGGTTCCACACACTCACCACTGCACTCTCTTGGACCGCGTGCACTGGTGGGTATCAGACAGGGTGGCAGATTTTGGGTTACGGCAGGACCTCTTCCCTCAATACGTTGATGGGCGCGTTTCGAGCCGTTCGTGGCTCCGTCTATTTCCGCATTGTCAACACAACGGCAAGCTCTGTTTATATCACGGTCGCTGCGCTGCCCGTTTCGATCAATTCCTTGCTTGCAATTGGTATGTACCAGTACCTGCAATCCGTGAATGGCGCGCAGAGCCGTGGTATCCCAGTTGGTGAAGCGATGACGTTCCACTCGCCATTCAATTCGTACGGCTTCTGGATATCCACGAATTCTGGAAACACTGGTTCAACTGTTACCTTCAATCCGACCACTGAGGGTATGGTTTTCTTCAGCACGTCGAACCCTGCAGTTTACCTGCAATGGTGTTCCGGTGATGATTTCCAACTTGGTCAACCAGTGTGCCCACCGATCGTTGCGTATACGCAACCAACGAGTGTACCACCCTATTAGTTTTAAGCGGCTACCCGCTTGCGTCTCTAACAAAAAGACGCGAAGAGGCAATTTTACGTTTCGTATTTGTTTTCATTTGTTATGTCACCATTTTCGTTTGAAGTTATGTTCTCATTGAGTTTTATCCCTTCAATTTGGTTTGATTACGA